TTGTATATCACTATGGAAATGGCTGAAGAAAGAATTGCAGAACGTATTGATGCAAATCTACTTAACTTATCAATGGACGAACTCAAAGTTGTTGATAAGAATGTTTTTGATAATCGATTAGATAAAATCAAGCAGAAATCTCAAGGACGACTCATCATCAAAGAATATCCAACTGCCGGAGCCCATGCCGGCCATTTCAGAGCTTTGTTGGAAGAGTTGAAAATGAAACAAGAATTTAAGCCTGATATTATCTATATCGATTATCTTAATATCTGTAACTCTCAAAGATTGAGACAGGGTGCAAATGTTAATTCATATACATTTGTTAAAACAATTGCTGAAGAAATTCGTGGACTCGCCGTTGAGTATGCAGTACCAATTGTTAGTGCTACTCAAACCACAAGATCTGGGTTTACAAGCACAGATCCAGGACTTGAAGATACATCTGAATCTTTTGGTCTACCAGCAACTGTTGATTTAATGTTTGCACTTATCTCAACCGAAGAACTTGAAAACCTTGGCCAGATCATGGTCAAACAACTCAAGAATCGTTATGCAGACCCTTCTTATTATAAACGTTTTGTGATTGGTGTAGATCGATCTAAAATGAAACTCTATGATGTAGAAGTATCTGCTCAAGCCAATATATCAGATGCTGGTCAAGATGATACTCCGGTGTTTGATAATTCTACATTTGGGTCTAGAATGAAGACCGAAGGATTTAAATTCTAATATATCTGTTTATAAATATATTAATGCTCTAATTGTTACAATTCTGTTACAAAATAATTGTGTACATTAATTGTGATTTAGGATATAATATAATTATAGAGAGATTATGTTAAAATTTAAACAATATATAAATGAAGTAAATAAAGAATTCAAAGATAACGGATTAACAATCTTTGATATTGATGATACTTTATTTCATACTACTGCTAAAATTGCTGTTATGAAAGACGGCAAAAAGGTTAAAGAGTTAACCAATCAGCAGTTCAATACTTATAAACTTAAAGCAGGCGAAAAGTTTGATTTCAAACAATTCAAAGATGCTGATAAGTTCTATAAAGAATCTCAACCAATTGAAAAAATGCTTAATAAAGCAAAAGCAATTATTAAGAATGTAGGTAAAAAACCTGGTTCTAGAATAGTTATTATCACAGCTAGAAATGATTTCAATAACAAACAAAAATTCTTAAAAACTTTCACAGATCACGGTTTAGATATGAGAAAGATCAGAGTTGAAAGAGCTGGTAAAATCAATGATGTTTCAAATGTAGCTCTTAAAAAAGTTGTTATCATTAGAAACTATCTCAATACCGGTAACTTCAAAAGAGCAAGACTCTTTGATGATTCAATGGCTAACTTAAGAGCCTTCTTACAAATGAAAAGAGAATTCCCACAAGTAACATTCGAAGCATACTTTGCTAAACCTGATGGATCAGTAAAGGTTGTTAAATAATGGCAATATCTGGAGCAGGTGCAGAGATTACAGCATTAGCTGAATCTTTGCAAGCATATGTATGTGCTGCTAGACAAGCATTAAAGAAAGACATATCTTCTATTGCAGAAATTACAGTACAAAATACTAAAGATGCTGAATGTGATAGAAGATTAGTTGATTGTTTAAAAAAATTAGATGAAGCGTGGTTCTATTCATGTATTCAGACTGCTAATCAAATGGCAAAAGATTTTAAGTTTGGTAACTATAAATTTTATCGTGGCGGTAATATACCTAATGAAATTTATAAAGTATTTACAAAGTATAAATCAGAAACTGGATTAACAGGCTCAGATAAATGGAATCCAGCTGATATATGGGTTAAATCTAAATCACATGCATTAAAGACTAATTTTGATAATATAATGGATTATAATAAATACATATATAATGCCTTTAATAAAAAAGAATTAATTGGTGTATCATTAAAAAAAATTGGTCCAAATCAAAAACCTCATAGTAAAGTTTTTAATAATGGTAAACCATTAGATGCTAAGTTTAAAGGGTTTAAAATTGGTAATGATCCAGTAAATTCAAAAGATGCCTATATAGAATTTATATCTGAAAGTGGCCCAGGATTAGTACAATTAAGAAACTTTTCATCAAGACCAGTTCCATCATCATGGCAAGGAGAAATTAAAGGTAAATATGCAGCCGCTGGTAAAATGGGTGGTGGAGTATTACTTAATGCAGCAAAAGAAAGTGGTATACCTCAATCAGATGTATTTACACCAAATGAATTGTGGAAAAATATTGAAAACGCAGACACTAAAACTGTAATAGAATTTTGTAAAATGTTTAAGGATTTAGTTACAGTAAGTACTTCTATTAATCAGTTAATACCATTAGTTACAGCAAAGGCAAATAATGATAAAACGTGGTGGATGTCAAAATATTTTAGTATATCATATTGTTATATGATGAAAAAGAATAAGAAAGAAGATAAGATTGCCAATGCAATTTATAGTTATGCTTCTTCGGCATCTAAATTTAGTAGTGTTTTTATAAAGTATAGTTAAATGTTAAATTTAAAAGGTTACATAACAGAATCAAAGAATGTTCATATGGAACATTTAGAAGATCTTGTATTTAATGAAGGTGTTAATGGCACACGTAAAGCTATTAATTTTTTACAAGACTTAAGGAATATGCTTGCCGGAAATAGCACATCAAAAATTGTATCAACAGTAAAATGGGATGGTGCTCCCGCAGTTTTTGCAGGAGTAGATCCTCGAGATGGTAAATTCTTTGTTGCTAAGAAAGGTGTATTCAATAAAGATCCAAAAGTATATAAGACTGTAGGAGAAATTAATGTTGATAAATCATTAGCAGCAGATCTTGCAGCTAAATTAAAAATAGCACTAAATGAATTTAAGAAACTTGGTATTACAAAAGGTGTATATCAAGGTGACTTAATGTTTACGAAATCTGATTTAAAAGTGGAGACTATAGATAATGAAAAATACATCACGTTTCACCCAAACACTATCGTATATGCTGTACCTACTCGCTCTGACTTGGCCAATAAAATTCTAAAAGCTAAGATCGGCGTAGTATGGCATACTTCATATGATGGACCAAACTTTGAAACTATGAGAGCTTCATTTGGTCAAAATATTACAAATAAATTCAAAGCATCTCCTTCTGTATGGATGGATGATGCAACATATAAAGACTACTCAGGTACAGCAACGTTTACTAAAGCTGAAACAGCAAAAGTAACTGCTATTCTATCTGAAGCAGGTAAGTTATTTAAATCAATTGATGCTAATGTGATTAATTCAATTAGTAGAAACGAAGAAATATTATCATTAATTAAAACGTATAATAATGCAAAAGTAAGAATTGGCGAAAAGATTACTAACCCTACACAGCATGTTGTAGGTTTATATCACTGGATTCAGGAAAAGTACCACAAAAAAATGAATGAACTTAAGACTGATAAAGGTAAACAACAGTGGAAAGATAAAATAAATAATATGAATAAGTTCTTTTCTACACATAGCCGAGATGCTATTGCTGATGTGTTTAGATTAACAAACTTATTAGTTGATGCTAAACATATGATCATCAATAAAATGAATCAAGCAGGACATATTAGTACATTCTTAAGAACTAATGCAGGATTTAAAGTTACCGGGGTAGAAGGTTTTGTGGCAATCGATAGATTGTCTGGAGGCGCAGTTAAATTAGTGAATCGTATGGAATTCTCAAAAGCAAACTTCTCCCCTGATATTATTAAAGGATGGGAAAAATGAAACACTTAATATTAGTAGTAACAATATTCTTAGCAAGTTGTAGTACGTTTATACCTACAATTAAACATGATCCTGCACAAGTAGAATTATACATTAAATTTAAAGATTATTATGAAGACCTAGCATGTAATTCTAAAGATGAAAATTGGAAAACATGGGAAGAGGCTATGAAGAAAGCTCACAGACTTTATCTTTATACTGAATATAGACAAGATCCACAAACTGAAAATGTTAAACAAATGGAGACATCATTATTCAGCGCTTATAAAGGAAGAGAAACATTCTGTGAAGCAAAGATTAAACTAATAGGCATTCAAATGGATATCCTAGAAAAAGCCTGGAGAGGTAGAGAATAATGTGGGATTATGATATAGTTAAAGAGCTTAAAGCTAAGATGGATGGCGATACCATTGAAAGTAAAATCGCAACAGAATTACACGATATTACAGAACAATATCAAGACGGTATTCTTACAGCAGAAGAATATAAAGAATTATTAGTAGATATTGAAAAAATTAATATTTCAAATGAATTAGCTAATGATGAAATAACATCACGCTGGTTAACAAATACTGTAAAATTATTGATTTCTGTAATATAAAGTATTATAAATAAGTATAATAAATTAATATATAGATGGGTTAAATGAAGAATTATAGACAATTAGTGCAAGAATTGCCGTCTAAAACCGTTGTATTTGTTTTCGGCAGATTCAATCCACCAACAACTGGTCACGAATTACTGTTTAAGATGGTTAAAAAGATAGCCACACAGAATAAAGCAGACCATGTCATTTACGCTTCAAGAACCCAAGAAAAGAAAAAGAATCCTTTATCTGTAGATAGAAAATTACACTATCTTAATATGATGTTTAAGGGATTTAATTTTGTTGCTGCTAATCCACAACAAAGATCATTTATTGAAGCTGCAGAATTTTTAAATAAAAAATATAAGAATATCATCATGGTTGCTGGAAGTGACCGTGTTGCAGAATACGAACGTATTCTAAATCGATATAACGGGAAAAATTTTAAGTTTGATACAATTCAGGTCGTTTCTGCGGGAGAGAGGGATCCTGATTCTGATAATGCTACTGGCATGAGTGCTAGTAAAATGAGAACTTTTGCTGAAAAAGGTAACTTTATTCAATTTAAGCGTGGGTTACCAAATTCAGTTAGAGACATTGATGCAAGACTTCTTATGAATGAAATTCGTCAAGCCATGGGTTTAGATGCAATTAAAGAAGAAGTTAAATTTAGTATTGATATTTTAAGAGATAAGTATTTTAAAGGTGAGATCTATCACATTGGTGATATTGTTGAATCAAACGGTAGTCAATATGAGATTATAGATCGAGGCAGTAATTATGTTACTGTTGTTAATGATGAAGGTTCAATGTCACGTAAATGGATAAAAGATATTAAGGTTATTGGCAGTTTAATTAAAGAAGATATTAAACCTGGCTATGCACCTGATGAGATTACATTTAAAGGATACAGAACAGGTAATTTACATCATAGTAAAGATGCTACAAAAGCTTTTGTTGATACTATTACTAAATTAAATAATGGTGAAATTAAAGATCCTGTTGCAGTATTAAATGCATTAAAAGCTACAGATACATATATGAAATTAAATGATATGCATCTAGAGCAAGGCAAAGAGCCGACAGAAAATGAAATTAATATCTGGGTTTCTGCCCATGATAAAGCAAAAGAATCATTAGAAAATATAGGTGAGTTTCAACATCACCAAGATTACTGGAACGCACATAAAACGGAGTTACAACTTATGACATCTAACTTTAAAGAAAAAGGCAAAGCTGAATTTAATGAAGAGCTTTCTAATATAACCATTAAATCTGCAGATAAAATTAAAGTTGCAAGAATTATTGCTGATATGCTCGGTGTTGAAAATGCTGAGAAGATGTCAAGCCCATCTCAACTTATTAATATGGGTATGAGAAAAGTGAAGAATAAACCAATGAGACCTGAGCTTGCCGGTGTATTATCTAAGATGCTTAAATTAGCAAGTGATATTGGTATTAAATATGACAAAGGTTCATTACCTCCAAAATTAAGAGAATCTGTTGAAGTTAAAAAGAATACAGGTAAACCACAAATTAATGACATCCTAAGATATTCTGATTATTTAAAATTAAATAAAATGAATAAGTCAGAAGAAGCAGATGACGAAAAAGATAAAGAACAGAAAAAAGATGTAAATGATCATACAGCATCTGCACATAAGTTAGAAACAGATACACATTTACGCCGTAGAAAATATATGTATGCAACCGAAGATGTGGGTACAGCGGATTATAAACTTTCTAAATCAGGACGTAAAGTTCCAGCTAAAATTTTACATGATAAACATTCAAAATTTCTAGCTAAAGATGATGAGAATGAAAAAGACAAACGCAAAAAAGAAAAAGAATTAGACGCTGCTCGTAAAGGTGAAAAGCTTGATGAAGTAAAAACCGATGAATATCATAACGAGTTAGATTGCTGGGATGTAGACGGCAAAAAAGTAAACTGTAATGATGTTCCGGAAAAAGAAATAGATGATATCGTTAATTCATTAACTGATGATGATATGTTAGATGCTTATGATGATGATGAACTTCATATTGTTGATGACGAAACAGGTGAACATGTAGCTGACTTAGATGATACTGAAGAAGGTGTGAATGAAGAAGCACTTAATGAAGTCTTATCTAGAGCAGAAAGAATTAAAGCTAAGATTAGATTTGCTAGAACAAAAGCAAAGCGTTCAAGACTTTTAAAGATTGCACTTAAACGTAGATCAGCAATGCCTGTTGTTAATCGCAGAGCACGAAGACTTGCGGTTAAGTTATTAAAGAAACGTTTAGCTAAGAAGCCATTGAATAAATTATCAGTTGGAGAAAAAGAGCGTATTGAACGTATTATTAAGAAACGTTCGCAATTGATTAAACGTATTGGTATGAAGTTAGTACCAAGAATTCGTAAAGTTGAAACATCTAGATTACAACATAAAAAAGCTGGAGGTACTCCTGCTGTTGGAGGTTTCTAATGTTAACATTTAAAGAATATTTAGAAGAAGCTGCTGTTGATAAGAAAGGTCATTTTTCATCTACCGGTGGAATGACTAAAAAGGGAGTTGAAGCTCATAGAAGAGCAAATCCTGGTAGTAAATTACAAACAGCAGTAACAACTAAACCTTCTAAATTAAAACCTGGTAGTAAAGCTGCTAAGAGAAGAAA